GCGGTTAACCGGACAGTAATGCGGAAACCAGTTTTGATGAGTGAAAAATCATTGACTTTCTCCTGGATAAAATTTTGACCCAGGATTGCACCCAACAAATCAATTACCACAACTACTGCACCAGCAGCTTGTGATGTAGTCCAATTAGAAGTGGCTAAAAGATACTGCCGTTGTAGACTCTTATTTAGATCAAACCACTCAAAATTATGAGATTGATGAACAATCTGAAGAATGGATGAATTTACAGAAGACTGGCTAATAGGCGCAGCATCCTGATAGGCTCCTAACTGAACCTCTTGTGTGATCTCTACTGGATTAACAGCTCGATCAGTGAACTCTTCGTTCCGTGTGGTTGACACAGCTTCTTGTGTCGCAGCAAAAGTATTGCAATGAATTTTAGTGTCTCCCGACAATAGTGTCACACAATTTTCCGTTCGGACGGCCCGCGCAACAGGGTCGGTGTACATTTCCACAATGTACGTTTCATACAGCAAACGCATAGCATAAACTGCATTGTAAATTTCTGGCCAAACACTCTTGACACAGCACAAGTATTGGTCACTCAACCTATTATAAGTAACTCTACCGTGATGAGATAGTTCCCTGAAAAATGAATCTGATTCTGAACACTGCACTAAGGCAGGATCAATATCTCCATGATACCAGTATACAATCTCTTTAACAACATCCAAATCTAATGGTGCTCTCTTAAAGCCATCCTCATCTTTGAATTTCCGACCAATGAAACCCACTGTCTCCATCGTGTCCGATCTATCCACCGCATCTTTACTAAAGTGGGTGTAATCCATATCGAATCTAGATTTGAAATAAGGAGCTAAGGTCCCACATGTGATATCGGATTGCTCAACTCCCAATATGTTATCATCGCCGTAAACAGCTAAAGCGAACTGCGTTTCAGTAAGACCTAAATCTTCTGTTAAAACAGTAAAACACATTATGATGTTACAAAATGAGTTGTAAATTGATGTTATAGGATTTCCAGACGGATTTCCA